TACTGGAGTGCCCTATGCTTGCGGCGCGGTGTCAGACACTGGGACTAACCCGACAGTGCAGCCATCCGTCGTCTGGTTTCCCTTCCCGTCTACTGGGGCTGGTGTAGCTTCGCTACAGAATCTGACTGGAGCGCTTTCTCTACAGAGCACGAACGGTTCTGTTACAATTAACCCAAGTGGCACGACTATAGATTTACAAGCGGTAGGAGGTGGTGGTGGTGTATCATCAGTAAATACCGCGACTGGAGCTGTGGTAATGACACTACAAGGGGGAATGGGAAGTGTAACGGGATCTGGGAGCAATATCAGTATCAACCCGTTTTTCCCAGCCAGTGGCGACGCTCTCACAGCCACTACGGTCGCCCAGAATTTACCGGGTTCTATAGCTTGGGAGCACATTTTGCTCCTTTCAACTAAAGCCTATAATCCCGGTGCAATGGTGATACATTCTGGTGTGACTTATATATGTCTAGTTGGTCAGCCCGTTGGCAGTGCCGTCCCCACAAATGGGGCGAACTGGCAGAGTATTGGTGGCGGTGGTGGTGGTGTAATATCATCGATCACTGCCGGCGGCGCTACAGTGGCTTGCGACGACCCGGCTGCTAGTGGATCTATAGCACTGAATACGACCGCTGTGGGAGCTGACATCGCAATGACTACTGGTGGTAATATTAATATAACCACAACTGCTGCTGGTCAAAGTGTGGAATTGACAAATAGCTCAGCAAATAACAGCCTTATTGTGGGCAACAACAGCATAGATATGACGACAAATTTTGGAACTGCCGGAACACTTAAGGTGGGTGGCAGCCCAACAGCAACTGGTCTCTATGTTTCCAATACGCAGTTACTCTATAACGGATCGGCGGTAGGTAGTAGCGGCGGTTCATCGATCACGGGTGGCGGTGCTACAGTGGCTTGTGATAGCCCAGCCTCTAGTGGGTCTATTACATTGACTACTACTGCCACTGGGACTGATGGAGATGTGACTATAAATACTGTGGCTGGAAATAGTGGCGTAGTTGATATAACAACTGGAGGGACTGTGACAATAGACACAAGTGCTGACGGTGGTGCTGGTTTAGTCATACAAACTAACTTAACATCATCCTCTTTTGAAAGTTCAGATACTGGCGGGGTAATTGGCTCTATTATATTTAGCTCAGCCGACCCGATACAACCAGCCAAAGTGACCATAGGTGGTCCAGTAAATGGCACGGGGCTCTATGTTTCTAATAACCAATTACTCTATAATAATACGGCAATTAGTGGTGGTGTTAGTTCAGTAAATTCTCTGACGGGAGCCCTAACTCTTCTTGATGGGGGCAACTGCACGGTCACTCCTAATATTTCAAATGGAACGATAACTCTGACCGTCCCATCATCTGTTACGTCACTCAATGGACTACAAAATGTTTTAACTCTATCATCAGCAAATGCAACTTTCACACCAAATAGTGGAACGGGTGTTATTGATATGGCGATAACCTTTCCTACACCTCCCGTTCCAAGCGTAAATGGATTGACGGGAGCCTTAAGTATTCAAAGCACGGATGGGTCTATTACGGTTACACCAACTGGGACTATTATAGATCTAAAAACAGTTGTGACAATCGATGTAGAAGGGCTTCAGAATAAACTAGGTATTATCCCAGCACTTCCATACACATCTGATACAGTAGCGTTGGCGGTGGATAATGATTTGACACCACCAACGGCGATTGTGCCAGACAACACAGCACCTACTTCTTCTACAACGGCAAGTGGTGCGCTGTGTTGGTTATACACGAAACCAGTAAGTAATGCTGGATTTAACTGGTATATGTATAATCCACGATTTACAGTTGGTCCATGGTCAGCACTCATACCTTATGTTCCTACTAATAGAGTTCTACTTAATGGTGTCTTCTATGAGTGTATTTTAGCAAATACAAATCAAACACCTCCTAACGCTCTCTACTGGATTGTTATTTCACCAGCAGTTCTCCCACCTTTGCCTTACACCAAATACAGCTCTAATCCCGCCAAAGAACGGATACAAAGTGTATGGGCGCTTGTTCAGCCAGCAGTGAATACAAATATTTATACGGCTGGTATTATTGCACTTAATCTCTATTCTTTTGATGATACTAATGTGCCAACATCTGGTTTCTATAATACACGCTGGGCATACAGTAACAGTCAAGGTCAGAATAGCGGTCAGAGTGGAACGAATTTATATGCTGGATATACCTACCTAATTTATGCGTATGATGCGCCTCGAATCACAAATCAGACTGGAGTGGGTCAGCCAGATATTCAAGACTGGGGGCTGAGAGATCCCTATGATATCTATCCAGATGTCAATCACATCCCCCTCCAGAACTGTGTGCTAGCCTTCAACCCTTGGGCTGATGGGACTAACTATCGCACTTGGGATACAACCACCATTTACACAAATGGACAGACAGTTATATATTCTGGATTCGGTGGAACGGCAAATGGTATCTTCTACACTGCAGTAGGAACTGTTCCAGTAAATACCCTTCCCATTTCTACTACTGGCGTGCCATCGGCGTTCTGGACGGCTATTTCTCCACAGCCATCTTCTTATGCTTCTCAGCCTATTAGTGCAATGAATCTAAATGGTATTAATGGAGCTACAACTGGTTGGACAGCGGGTCCCCTCTTGCGTGTATTATCTATGGGTTACACAACGGGTAATAACCCTTATACTCAGACAACTGGAGTCCGTTATGTCTTGAACTAAATAATTATGGTTGTGTAGCTGGAGGAGTAGGCTGTGTCTTATCAACATCAAAGGTCACCTCAAGCTTCTTTCCACAACACACAGATTTAACACGCGTATGGTTAATGACTGCTAATAATGCACCACCAACGCTTATCACCACACCAATAACTGCAAGAATTGAGGTAGTATCAGAATCCATCCTATAATATAAGGTAATATTATAGAATGACATCTTTGCCACAAGACGTAGAAAAGGAAGCTGAGGAATACACCCTATCAGATGATGATATTCGACGACTCCTAGGGGGTAATATTAAGATCACCAGTTATCCAAATTTGGATAAGGTGCAGCACGTCGGTGATCTATTTGATAGTAGAGGTAGGGCAATTATCTTTTTCCCCCAGCAATCCCAGCAATCCGGGCACTGGACGGCTATGATAAAAAACGGTAGGGAGATCGAGTTTTTTGATCCTTACGGAGAGCCCCCAGATGCGCAGAAGGATGGATTATCCAAAACAAAACAAGAGGAGCTACGAATGAATAGACCATTGTTATCAGACCTATTGGAAAACAGTGGGTGTAGGATTATTTTTAATAAGGTGCAGCTCCAAGAAAAAGCAGATGACGTGAATACATGTGGTCGTCATTGTGTCGCTAGATTACTCTACAGTAAATATCCTATTAAACGGTATAGGTCAATGATAGCAAAGACTGGGAAGACTCCCGACGAATTCGTTATAGCAACAACTTACACTGATTTAGGACGGTGATTTTTTTTAACTGATCCTAATATAGAATGTATTCATTTAAGAGCATTGTTGATGGTGGAGCCGACACTGACTTGATTTATTACAATGCCCAGCTGATTGCAACACAGACAGCTGACTTACAGAATTCCTCCTACGCAAGCCCTATACGATTTAATGAGACACGTGACTCTGCAATCGTCAAAGACGCGTCACAGTATTATTTTTCCATTGTTCGATTCTCTATGAATGGTCCCGGTAAAAATCTGCCCCTTTTCATTCCTCTGATTCAGACCAATGGGTATTCTAGTCCTATCCAGAGTGATCCCAACCTAACCATCTACTATCTGTCTTTGGCATATCAGAGGGAGTGGAATTATACTAATAATGCTGGTGCAGCTGCAACAGTGATGATAACTCTGACTCCTTCTTCTAATCCAGTCAGATATATCTCAGAGACCCAGAATCAAGGCGTAGCCCCATTACCCTCTGTTCCAGCTGGAGGTATTGTAAAGCAAGATATATCGACTAGGTATTACTGGGTATATAGCTATAAGCACTGGACTACACTGGTGAATAAGACAATGTTATCTGCAATGTATGATGTATGGACTGAATTTAATGTTGTCTGGGCAAGTCTCCCGACAGCTCAGCCATCTCCTTACCTTACATTCGACGATTTCATTCTGGCTCATGACGTGCCTTTTGTCAAGTATGACGAAGTAACTAGTCTTTTTGAGATCTATGCTGACACAAGGGCATTCAATGTCAGTGGGCAGCTTCAATCCGCTGCAGCCTTTCCCCAAGACAAAGGCACCCAGCCAGCAGTTCCGGCATTTGTGCCAGTGCCCTACGTGGCAGCTGCACCCCCATCTCCGGCATCCGATGTATATATCCGCCTTTTCTTCAATGACAATCTGTTTGGTCTGATGAGTAACTTCAATAACACCTATCTGGGGGCTAATAACAGCAGCTCTATTTTATTTCCTCTGACTCCTAACCCTATTCGTCTGTCTGCACAGATCCCTTCTATTTCACCAATTCTCTACACAAATGAGATCCTATTTACCAACCAGCAATATCAGAATATTCTGAACAATAACCCCGGTCTTCAAAATGTTGTGGCTGTCCCACCTCCCTTCTACAATCCCTACTTCCTCATCCCAACTAGCAAGCAGAACCTATACTGGAAGGCTATTCAAGATTACCCCTCAACTGGATCCTTATGGTCTCCGGTAGCTGCAATTGTCTTTACTAGTGCACTGTTACCTCTCAAAAAGGAGTATTCAGCAGTGCCCATATCTCTGGGTCAGACAAATACAATTAGCACAACAAATAGCCCTTCAGCCTTCGACCCGGTTATCTCCGACTTTGTCTTGGATGAGAATAATCAAAAGGCGCAAGGGTGGAGGGATTTTATTCTGTATGAGCCTTCAGCCGAATATAGATTGGTTTCCATGAATGCATCCCATGAGGAAATTCGTAATATTGACATCCAAGTCTCTTGGAGATACCGTCTAACCGGCGAATTAATTCCCCTTTCCATGTTTAATTGTTCCGACGTTTCAATTAAAATGATGTTCCGCAAAATAGACTATCGCTCTTAAAAAATATATGGCTCTAGTATATAATGAGTTCGGACATTGAGAAGTTAGCCGTATTCGACGATCGCATTGTTCAGACCCGCCCCAAGTATGCTGTGGAGAAGGGCGCACTGTCTCTGACTAACTCCCCCTTCTCTGCTATCTCCCAGACTCAGTCTCAGCATACCTATAACATTTATGTTCCCAGTGAGAACGTTTATGTCGCCCGTGATCTGGATTGGTCTTCTACGGTCAATCTCCGTGTGGATGTGATGTTGGGTGACTCTGCTGGCGGTCAGTTCCCCGCTGGTCAGCCTCTGCTGCAGCTGGGTGTGGATGGCTCTCTGGCATCCTTCCCTCTGAATTCCCTTTGCGCCACCATGACTGCCACTATTAACGACACCACTGTGACCATTAACTCTCAAGATGTGCTGACTGAGGTGCTCCGTCTGACTGACTACCGTGCTAACCGTGTGCAGAGGACTTGCCCAACCATGGCTGATAAGTATCAGCAGAATGAGCAGTCTCTGAATGCCCAGAACGATCCCATCAGTGGCTACACCAATGCAGCCCATGACTACGGTGAGCCTACCAACGGCTCTTGGGCTAATATTGTCTTTACCAGCCCCACTGGTGCAGTTCTGGTAGGAACTCAGAGCCCAGCCTACACCTTTGAAGGCTTAGACGTGAATACCGTCGATGGTGTCCCAGTGAGCACTGTCCAAGCTGGTGGTCCCTCCGGTGCTGGCAATGTGAATGGTCGCTACTCTGTGTTCCTCAAGTGGCGCTGCACAGAGAAGCTGGTGCTGAGCCCCTTTGTGTTTGCTAATGAGCACTCTGAGGACACTGGTCTGTTTGGTATCAATAACATCCAGCTGGTGATGAACATGCGTGACCCTAACCGTGCTCTCCGTCTCCGTAACAGCTATGTGAATACAGCCACCAAGGAGTATTACTCTGGTTCTTTCGACTATACAGCTGGCACTCCAATATACAATGCAATTCTGCCCCCAGTTGCCTACAATACTAGTGTGGGCTCTGGTGTGTTCTCCGACTCTCTGGTTAATGTGCAGTTCCTAACTCCCTCTCTTGATATCCCTCTGCCCCCCAAGAGCGTGGTGCCTTACATGGAGTATCCCCGTTTCATTACCCAGCCCCAGAATGTGGTCATGGCTCCCGGTTCTACCCAGCAGCTGCAGTCCCAGACCATCACTCTGCCCCAGATCCCCGACTTGCTGATCATTTACGTGAAGGCAATTGCGGATCCAGCAACAACTGCTGCTGACAAGAGTCTGGATCCCGCTCTGCCTCAGTTTGGTGCATCCTACCTTCCTCTGGCTGTGTCTGAGAACGGCGCACGCCCCACTAATCCCCTCTCCATTAACTTCGATAACTTCTCCGGTCTGCTGTCTTCCCACACAAAGGAGCAGCTTTACAACATGTCCGTCAAGAACGGTCTGGATATGGACTGGAATTCTTGGAATGGTCTGGTGCGCGTGGCTTCTGGAGCTGGTGGCTCTATCATCCCAACAGTGGGCGGCTTTCTGGTGCTGAAGCCCGGTGTGGATCTGACCCTTCAGTCTGGGCAAGCCGCATCTCTGGTGGGTAACTTCACTCTGCAGTTCAATCTTTCCGTCACCAACACCTTCCCCTTCCCCGTGCAGCCCCAGATCTACGTGGTGACTGCTAACAGTGGCTTCTTCGAGTCCATCCGTGGCTCTTCCCGTATCATCAAGGGTGTGCTGTCTGAGCAAGACATCATTGGAGCCCCTCTTGCCCCGGCTGGCACTAGGGGTGGTCTTGCCCGCATGATTGGTGGCAAGGTGATGGCTTTTGCTAACCGCTTGGGTCTGATGAAGGGCGATCGCAGCAGCAGCAGCAGTGGCAGCAGTGGCAGCAGTGAGGAGAGGTCTGGTGGTGCTAGGCATTCAATGGCTAAGAAGGGTAGTGGTCTTGCATCCCGGCTTATGTAAATTGTAAGCTAATTTTAAATTAATTTCTAAACACTGTATTTTATATACTGTTTAGAACGACAAAAAAATATATAGACTAAGTATATAATGGCATTGCTTCCTCTGCGAAATGCACTGAGCGGTCTGGATAGTCTTCCCACTTCTCTGAACCTAAGGACAGATCTGGCTGTTGGAACCCCCACTTGGAACGTCGGTCAGCAGTATTTCAAGAATGATTGTGTGCTTTCCGCAAGTAATGGTGGTATGTTCGTCTTTACTGGGACTGGACCAGATGCCACAACTATCCGCGGTGGTGCTGATCCTTTCGATGATTCTTTTTCAGCCACTCCTAATTGGGTTGCTTTTGCCCCTCCTGGTCTTACTGATATAACTAGCACAGCAGTAACAGCTACCCTTGCAGCTGCAGCTGCTTCCGCTGCTGTGGTAACTGCTGGTTCTTTGAGTCTTTCCCCAGCCCTTGCCACACCGGGAGCTGTCTATAGTGTTACTTGGCAAGGAACATGGGCTACAACTGGTGGTGTAGCTTTTGCCGCAACAGACTTAATTAACTGGGTTTTCACACCAGATGGTGCTGGTGCAGTGGTTGTTAGCAGCTCTGTAGCACCCGGTGGAGTGGCATCCCCTTATCAGATGAGTGGTAACTTAATCGTGGCAATTCCAGCAGCTGGCACTCAGATCGCTGGTAGTATTGTAGTAGGAACAGCAGCTCTTGGAGTTGTCCCACTCATTACCAACCTCCGCGTGACTTACGCCCGTATTCAGTAAATTATATCATCCATCTATTAGATGAGCATTCAAGGATTACAAAATCCATTTGAACGTTTAAGTGTTCTCCCTACGACAGTAAGCTGGAGGGGGACATGGATTGATACAGAAACTTATTTCAAAAATGATGTGGTAGTTTCCCCAGTTAATGCTAGCTCTTATATTTTAACTGGATCGACTTCTGTTAATGTAAATGGTGATGAGCCGTCTGTTTCCCCATTATGGTCTCAGTTTTCCAATACATCAACTGGTATTGAATCAGTAAATGGGGTAGCACCGGGAATAGCTGTCGATAATACAAATCCTTTACAGCCAATTATATCAAATACTGGAGTGCTCACAGTGACTGGTGGTGCAGCAGTTAATATTGATAATACTGATCCTAGGAATCCAATTATTAATTCTACGGCTATTGCCTCTTTAGCTCAAGGAGCGGGAATTGAGATAACTGGAACACCTCAAATTCCAATTATTGCAAATTCTGGAGTGCTAAGTATTATAGGAGGTAATGGTTTATCAGTAAGTAATCCTACTGGTGATGTTACAATAGGTAATACTGGGCTTATTAGCGTTATACCGGGCGTGGGTATTCAACTTATTGATCCAGATCCAAGCAACCCAACAATTTCCAACTCTGGAGTTGTAAGTTTAGCAATCGGTTCTGGTCTTGCATCAACTGGAGGACAAAATCCTAATATTTCTAATACTGGAGTTCTTTCAGTAGCAGCATTAGATAATTCAGTGACTGTCGATAATACTGATCCACAAAATCCAATTATATCCTCAGAAGCACCCTTTTTATCTGTTTTTTCATTATCCACTAGTTATCCTAATGTAGTTATTTTACCTAATGCTTCTGGACAATTAGCCATTAATACATCTGCTGGAGGACTCTTTGCTCAGTATTTATTGAACGGCGCGCCAAATCCACAAGGTGCTTTTTTGATTGATTTTACAAGCTTAAGTCTCAACTTTATCCAAGGCACTTCTCAAGTAACAAATGCACCATTTAGCCTTAACTACAGAGATACTATAACAGCTGGGGGTCCCTACACCTATACATCAGCCACTTTCCCTAGTAATTACTTTTTATCTCTGGGTCAGACATATCCCTTACAAGCATCATTATCACAAAGTTTTTTCAGTGTTGCTGAGGCAAGGGCAACCGGAATGCGTGCAGTAACACAAATACAGCTTACAAATGGCACTAACGCCAATATGACAGTAGCGACATCTGGAGGATTCTTTGCTGTGTATTACCCCAATGGTGTAGAATAAAAATTATACATATATAGATATGAGCTCTATAGAGCTAGACACTGCTTTTGAACGACATGAATTTTTACCATTGGCAGTCAATTGGCTGGGTGACTGGTTACCAACAACAACCTATTTTAAGAATGACGTGGTGGTGTCTCCGATCAATACAGCTTCTTACATCATGATAGGACCTCCGACAAGCATTCAAGGTGGTCAAGATCCCTCCATAAATACAACTAATTGGTTTCAATATGGTAGGTCAATTGACACGGTGCAGAATATAAGAGTGGGGGAAGGGATAGAGCTTGCTGGCACTGATACAAATCCTTTAGTTAAGAACGTGGGTATAGTATCCATAGTTCCGGGTGATGGTTTTTCAAATATAGGAACTGCAGTCGATCCTATCCTTGCGTGTGAGACTCTGACAGCTATTATTCCAGATGTAGGAATAGATGTCTTTGGGTTACCTATTCCTAATATTGTGAATACTGGAGTAACTTATATTAGAAACGGGGCGGGTATATCTCTAACCTATGTTAATGGAATAGCCAATATCGCTAGCACTGGACTAGAGTCTTTGAGTGCAGCGCCTTCAGCCCAATCTGGATTAACAGTTTCAGCTGGAACTATCAAGACGATAACTAATACTGGTCTGTTATCTGTGATCCACGGAACTGGAATTATTAATGATGGGACTGCCACAGAACCAGAGCTCAGAAATGGGGGTGTTGTATCAGTAATTCCTCTGAATCCTTCTATGACTGTAATTCCTAGTGGAAGCCAAATTAAAATAGGATCTAATAAGCCCGTCAAGACCCTAGTCTGGAATCCAACCATTACAACGCAGATGACACCTAATTCAATTTATAATCAAGTCGGCACAATACCAATAACACAAGCACCGGGTCTATGGGCTGATTGTCTAGCGACTGGAGTTCCTTTTGGTATTGGTTATTTCGCACTCACCTTTCCTTTTACGCTAAAAGTCGCTGGTCAATTTATAACCGTTTCAACTCTAACTCTAACTATGACTCTTGTTGATGGAGTAAATAGTAAGTCTTTTAATATATTATTTAATCTTCAAGTCGCTAACCTAACCCCCCCAAGTAACAACCAAATATTCTTTACATTAGGAACTAGATTTATTGATCTTCAAGCATTAAGAGCTACTGGATTTAGGGTGCTTACAGCAATTCAATTCAAAATTGGAACTATAGGGTCTTTAACATTACAATCTATAGGTGGTTCAGCTTACGCAACCTTCTACCCCATTAATTCCATATTACCCCCTTGAAAAGCCCCTATGCCGTGCTTTATAACGGCATTTGCAATGGTGCCGATTCCAAAGGGTAAGCCGAATTTAACTACGCTTTGCCAGAAGCTCTTATCACCGCGTCGCACCTCAACACCCGGAATAAATTGTCCAACAGTTTGATAGATGGGATCATCAGCATGATATACCCGCCTATGTAAAGGATTACCTTTCAGTTCTTGAGGCTCTGGAGCGGGGTTGTAGGACAGTGCATTCCTAATCAGCCCAGCGCGCAGAAATCGATCTATAATAGCTCCCCCTAGACTATGCCCCACAGCAATATAATTAAATTGGTTAGGAGGATATTCTTTCTGGACTTCTAGTAATTCATTGAGATCTGTTTTGTATCGCTCACTTTCATTTAGTTTTCCAATGATTAATAATCCATCAGCTGCAACATCTCTAGCGTCAGCAGTGCCTCTTACGCTTACTACAATAGTTTTTTCATTGTGATAAAACTTGAGAGTAGGGGTTGTGCGAAATAAGGTGAATTCACCAATATTACGGCGTGTATTGCCCGGATAGGCTGCTTTAGCCATCAGTTGCATGTCAGACATTGGAATAGGCATTCCTTACTATTATATACAAATAATAGTAACGAATGGACTTAACAATTTATATACACAATATAAATAGATGAGACGACTTCTTGAACTTTTTTCCGGAACCAAATCGGTTTCAAAGGCTGTGGAGCATTTGTTTGACGAAGTTGTGTCTATCGATATAGTTGATAAATATAGTCCTACTGAGGTAACCGATATTTTAGAATGGAATTATCAGAAATATCCCACTGGTCACTTTGACTGTATATGGGCATCACCCCCATGCACTGAATACAGCCGACTTAAACAGAATACCGGAATGGTTACTGATCTTGAAAAGGCTGATACAATAGTGTTGAAAGTATTTGAGATAATTGATTACTTTAATCCTAAGAAGTGGTGGATAGAGAACCCTCAGACGGGTATTCTAAAAGATCGGTTCTTTATGGATTCCTTACCCTATTATGATGTGGATTACTGTTGTTATTCGGACTGGGGATATAAAAAGCGGACGCGGATCTGGACTAATATCGACTTTATCCCTAAACTTTGTAAAGGTAAGGGATACTGTCCTAATATGGAGGGACGATTTCATAAGGTCTCCTTTGGTGGTCAAGGGAGACCCAAAGATCATGTGTATAAGGTATGTCCCTCTGGAGACACTGCATACAGAATTCCTAATCAGCTTATTATCGATTTATTTAATTAGTCATCGGAAGTAACAACTCCCCTCTTAGAGTATTTCATACCCTTGGAAGTGCGTTTTATAACCAGAACAGATCGAGCGAACTTGAGAATGCTCTTAGAGAAGGTAATCTGACTCCGAATAAAGTCCAGCTTATTCTCAATGCAATAGGATGAATAGGCTTCATACAGCTCAGCAGCTAGGCACTCAGTGCCATTCCAGTCCTCCATGAACTTCTCCTCAGATGTCTTACGGCTGTCAATCACTGCAGCTTGGTAATCGTTCTCTGGCAGCTTCTGAACCACAAAGTCTGAGATATCACGATTGAGTAGGAAGGCAGCCACCTTGCCTCCATACTGATCATTGAACATGATGTTTCTGAGCTCAGACCAATAGGGGATATCACCCTTCTTATCAATAGAGCAAGGGATCACCACAAAGCGACGCTCACCGCTGCTCATATCGACGGGGCATGAGCCGTTAGTGGTCATGACCACGCGGCAGAAGTTATCAGCCTTGATAGTCTTGCCATTCTTGGGATTGAATGTATTGTAGTTACCAGTGATACGACTCTTAAGGACTGATGCATTCTCAAGGCAGATCTTGCTATCAGCCTCCTCAAGCTTGACTAGGAACTTATTCATGAAATTGCAGTCATGCTTCTCAAAGAAGGTCTTGGTATCAGTGTAGTTGTGGGAATAGATAGACCCGATCACATGAGTCATAAAGAAGTCCCACAGTGTATCCTTACCCACACCCTTCTCACCAGTGAAGATCAATGACGTGCCGGGTAAGTCAAAAGGCTTCTGCATTAGGTGAGATAGCCAGTCAAGAGTGTAGTTCTTGAGAATATTGTTATTAGAGCATGTTAGATCCAGTAGCTCCATGAACTTGGCGGGAACAGTATCAATATCTGACTCATCCAAGTTATACTGAAACTGCAACTTGATAGGGATAGTGAATACCTCTGGATCAGTTGAAGGCTTCATGGTCAGAGACTTGATAACGCGGCGTGTTGGGTCAGCCATCCACAAGGGGAAGAATTGGATATAGTCATCAATCTTAGTTACTGACTTGCGGAAGATCCACTTGGTTGAGTAATAGGTCGATGCATGACCGCCCTTCATCACAATAGGATCCTTGCCCTCAATATACTCATAATACTCATCAGTGGGTGCATAATAGAAGTTGGTCTCCTCAAATTCCTTCTTCATATCCAGATACAAGCCCTTCTGGACACCCATGTAGAGGTCTGCCTCATCACCAACTTTAGCCATCTCATCGGCGAACTCACTGAACTTCATGAAGGGCTTACTCTCGAGATTAATGTCATACCCTTCCGTAGTCTTAACCCATCTGATGGCACTGTTCAGTTCAGACTTGGTGAGAACCTTATCCTTATTCTTGCGAACCATAACGCCGTCGTAGCTGAGACCATCCACATTCCAATGATCAGTTTCAAATGAGTTCATAATGGTTAGCATACACTTCCTCTCCTCAGTCTGCAAGATATAGGAAAGGAAAGTCCCACCAACCCCAGTTATAAATTTCTTGTTGCTGTCCTTCAATTCCTTATGCTTCTTACAAGCCTCAAGAAGAGGCTGATAGCCCTCAAGGGTCATTAGGTATCTAGTAAATGCCTTGACCTCTTGGTTGAATGGCTCAAGAAAAGGAATCTGATTCTTGCCACCATACATGATCTTAATAATAGCCTCCTTTGCCTCATCCCTCAACTCCTTATCATTCTTGATAATCATTGTATTCTCCTCATTTACCTCTTCAGCTAAATTCTTAAGGCTATCCCCGATACTCTTTAGATACTCCTCACGGTTCAAGCAGTATTTCTTGACCTCTACCAAATCACAACCGAAGTATCGGCTAGCGAACTGAAAGAGGATAGTTGGGTGGCAATTCACGATATCAATGTCATAGTAATAGTAGTCGCACAGAGTGCCTCTGCACTCCTTTTCTGTGCGCTCGAGGGAGCCCTTGGAACCATAGAGACGACCGTAACCCAGTTGAGCTGGGAGACTCTTGGATAGCTTATATGTGACCTCATTCTCAATGCGAACTGATCCCTTCTTCTTGTTCTTCCAGAGGTAATTGACTAACTCAGTGATTTCAGATGGGAGTTCAGCTCTCTTATCATAGAGGAAGGTGCATCCAGCACGTGATACTAGCTGGGTCTTCCTAATGCCATTAGGGTTGATCTTAGGGACTGCCGGGATGGTCGGGGGGGTAGGGACGGTAGGAAAGTTGGGGGTGGTGGTAGTCATTCTACTACTATACCGGGAAATATCTTTAGACTCTAGACGAAGATTCCCGCCATCCTTCACTTTTTTACCGGGAGGAACAAAAA